TCATTGCTGGATAGCGCCTACTGCGCCCAAGGCAGCCGGTCCGACCGCCAGCATCAACGGAAGTGCTGCCATTTACTTCACCCTCGCATAGAGAAAACAATCCTTGCCGTCCGGTGTGTATTTTCGCATCGGGGCGCCCGGGGTTTCATTGTCGAAGCCCAACATTTCAAGCCACCTGCAGCCGCGCGAAAACTCGGCGTCAACGAACGCCTCCACGCGCCGGAACGCCGACTGCGCCAGGAACCCATGCACCGCGCGGTGCACCGGCAGGAAATACCGCCCCGCCTGCCGAGACAGCAGCGCCCAGGCAATCGCCCTGCCCTCCCACTGCGGCAGCAGCCCGGCAACGCAGACAACCCGGTCGCCTGCCAGCGCGCTGAATGACTGTCCAGCCGCCGCGAGCATGTCGCCGTAGCCGGGTCGGGTCAGCTCGCTCGACAGGTGAATCTGCGCGTCCTGCAGTTCCAGAGCGGCCAGGTGAGCGGGGGTGAATCGCACGATCTGCATGTCGGCCTCACCTCGAATCCTGCGTGACGATCTGCGGCGCGATCATCACGATCGTGGCGGCCACAGGCTGGTCGATTTCGAACCCCAGGTATGCATCGGTGTTGTAGCCATCCGGCCACGGCACCACCTTGTCGCCACTGAACAGCGGCGCCGGCTGGTTCATGGGGTTGGACGTCGGGCGCAGCATCAGCGCGTCCATCAGCCCGCCATCTTTCAGCGGCCCGTACTTCCCGCCGCCCGTGTCCTTCAGGCGCAGCACGCACTTGTGGATGCGCTTTGTCTTGCCCTGCGCCGTGCCGTCGCGCGCGCCAGCTTCCAGCCGCATGGATCGGTAGCGGGCCGGGCACGGCAGGCCGATCTGCGCGGACGTTGCCGCCAGTTGCAGCTCGATGTCGCCCGATGTCACCACCACGTTCGGGTGCGGTGCGCCGTTCACCAGCACACTGACCGTTTCGCCCTCCAGGTGGTCCAGCCCGCTGATCGTGGTCGTGGCGCTGCCCTCGTAGGTCAGGCCGCTGTCCACGTAGAACTGGCTGGTCTGCTCGTCGCCATCGCGGTAGGGGCGCTCAAGGTACTCGACGTACCGTTTTGTGTCGCCGTCGATGGTGCGCTTGACCACCAGCCACAGTTCGGTGCGGTCGCCTTCGGCCGCGATCATGGTGGCGATGGACTCCACCACCGCGTCGCCGTCACCGAATGACCCGCCAATGATGTGCCGATGCCATCCGCGAACCGCCTGTTCGTTGTTCCAGGTGAACCCCAGCAGCACGCCGTCCGTGCGCGTCGCCCATACCACTTGGTCAGGGTCTGGCGCGAATGCCATCTGCGTGACGCCCGTGCGCGTGATGTGTTCGGCCAGCACCGTGGTGTCGCTGGACTTGTAGCCATCCGCCGAGAAGTCGTAACCGGTCTCGCGCGCGCGCAGGCCCGAACGCTGCACGAACAGCAGCGACTCGTTGTTTTTTATCGGCGGGATGGCGCGCGACCCGAACTCCGACAGGATGCGGCTGCGCCGGTTCGTCGGCCCCAGCGGCTCGCCGTTGGTCAACTCGCCAATCGCGAACTCGGCGCCGGCCGTGCCCACCACCAGGTCGCGGTCGGGTGACAGCCATTGGATTTCGTTGATCTTGCCCGAGGTGATCGACACCGTGATCGCCATGTCGGCCGTCACCTGGCCGAATGACTTCGGGCTGAAATCCGTGAAGTCGGCCGACACCGAACCCCAAGCCGTCTGCCCGCGCGCGAACCACAGCCGCTCGCGGTAGAAGCACACCTGCGACGGCCAGCCAGCAGCGGTTGACCACTCGCCAAACGCCCAGCGGGTCGTGGCCTGGCCGGATGTAACCACCTGCGACGGCAGACGGTCGATCACGGTGGCCGTCACCTGGGTGCCCGAGGTGTACGCCGTGATCTGCACGTACCCATAACCCGGGTCGCGGTACTGCCATTGAACGCCCGTGTCGCCGTCGTACAGCGCGCCCTCGGTGTGCACGGGCCGGTTCGTGCCCGTCGTGGCCGTGTTCAGCGCCTCATAGGTTTTCCCGTCCGAGCGGCGGCGCGCGCCAGAGCTGATCGACTTGGACACCTCCCAAGCCGCGATGTCGTTGACGTTCTTGGACTCAAGGTAAAACAGCGAACCCACATGGTCAGCCGTGAAAATCGAAGCGGACGCCGTGAGCGTGACCGATCCGGTTTCGGCGCTGGCGTACACCGTGGTCGCCGTGTCGTTCAGCGCCTTCCACGGGCCGCCGCGATAGTCGAACGTGTTCAGCGCGAACGATGTCACCGAAGTGCGCGTCAGGATGCGCGGCGCATATAGCGAGTGCGTCAGGTACAGGAAGTCGCCCGACTGAGCGAAACGCAGCCGCGGCGTGCCGTCTGCGTTGTAGAGGTCATCATCGGCGTAAGGCGTCACCACCTCGACCGGAACGCCAGGCGACGACTCCAGGATGCCGCGCACTTTCGTGATGGCATCCCAGGTGTAGAAGCGCACATACAGGTCGCCGAACTCGAGCATGTACGCTTGCGTCGTGCTGTATTCGAATGGGACCAGCAGAACCACTTTGTCGCTGTCTTTCACCTCGTTCACGTAGCGCGTGCCCGCGCGGCGCACGTTCGGCCCCTGTGTGGTCGGGATGAAGTTTTCGAGGATCGACGCGCCGTTCGGGTATTTCTCAAACCCGACGCGCCCGTCCAGCATGGGCGACAGCTCGCCCGAGTTGAAGTTCTCCAGCAGCGGCGAAGCCTTCATACGACGAAGCCCCCCGGGTAGGCCGCCCACTCCTGCCCGCTGGCGTAGAACGAACCGCCGCTCAAGCGGGAATCCAGCCACGATCCGTTCGGGATTTCGTCGGGCGGGTTCTCGATGGCGTCTTGGCGCAGCGCCTCGGTGACAGCGAATTTGTACTGCTCGGCCGCGCGCCCCATCTTCGACTCTGATTGCGTCAGCGTCTCGCACGCCTCCATCGCCAGCTTGCAGGCCAGCACCTCCACGAACAGCGGGTCAAACAGCGCCGTGTCGGTCACGCGCGACAGGTAGCGCACCTTCAGCGGCGCGTCGTAGTCGGTCAGGATCTTGCCCGCCTCCACCGCCCACTGGCCGCGATACGTCACGTTCGTTCGGACGTAATACTCGTTGACCTGCACAAGGTGCAGAAAGTCGGCCGGCAGCGGGTATTGGTACTTGAAGCCCCAGGCTGGCGCGTCCACCAGCGCGAGCAGGCTGTCGCGCTTCATGGCAAAGTTCCAGTTGAAGCGCCGGATCTCGGCGTCGCGCACCAGGTCGAACATCGAGTTCATCACCCGCGCCGCCTTCAGGTCATCCGTCAGCAGCAGGATGCGTTCTTCGCCCAGCTTGGTCAGGGCACGGTTTGCGATTTCGACTTTGCTTGCCATTGCGGGCCTCCGAGAGTGGTGCGATTATCGCCTCACTGTTGTGAGCGCGCAACGGTTATAAGCTGGCGCGGCCGGCTAGGGTTTGAATCTCTCCCCCATCATGAATCGGGGAATGCGGCAATCGGTGCTGTGAAGTTTGCGGTGTAGCGGGCGACGCCTTTGGTCAGCCGCAGCTCGTCCAGCTTGCCGTTGTAGAAGTTCGGCCCCGACCCGACCGTTAGGGTTTGGGTGGTGTAGTTGTTGGAGCTGGTTGCCGTCGAGCCTTGCTGCACACCGTTCAAGAACAGGCGCAAGCTTGTGCCGGAGCGGCAGATCGCGACGTGGTTCCAGCTGCCGTTGGTGAATGCGGCGGCGGGGACGATGATGTCGTTGGTGGTGTTGAACGACGCTTGCACATACAACGTGCCGCCCAAGATGATGATGGCCCAGCCGTTGCCGTTGACGGGCTGACAAATGGGGGTGCCGTTGCCTGCGGTCGAGTTCATCCAGAACTCGACCGTGTAGTCGCCTGTGCCGAACGCGAACGCTGTGCTCGACCCATAAGTCAGGAAGTCGCCATCCCCGTCGAACAGCCCCGCGGCCGTGCCGAATTTCGGACCCGTCGTCGTCAGCTGGACTTGCCCATTGACGCTGGACGGGGAGAACGTGTTGGCGCTGCTGTCCGTGAATGTCGTGCTGCCGTTCGTGCCGTCCATGTGCAACAGCAGCGAAACGCTGGAAAAGTTCGGGTCGCTAGCGACCGCTGCGGGGCCTTTTGACAGCCCAAGCCCAACACCAAACCCGATTCCCATCTGCATCGCGCGCCCCTCAGTACAGCGCCCAGATGTCGCTGGCAGTCCCGCCAGTGCGCACCTGCTTAACCGACAACGGGTTGTAGCCAGCCTGCAGCGGCACGTTCGAACGCGTGGTGCCATCCTGCTGCTGCAGGTTCGCGGTGCCTGCGGTGCCGACCAGCAGGCCGCGGCAGGTGCCGCCAGCCAGGTCAGCGTCGGCTTTCGTGACGGGCACGAATGTGACGGCGGGCGAGCTGTCGCTGGAATAGTTCTGTGCCATGTTTCACCTCGGATGAAAGAACGGCCCCGAAGGGCCGAATCAGTTTGTCAGATCACGTCGCCCGCGCCGGATGCGTCGTCTGCCGGCTTCGGCTTGCGGCCTCGGCGCGTTTCCACGACAGCCTGCAGATCGGGCGCGTGCGCCTCGGGCTTCGGCTCATCCACCAGCACCAGGCCGTCGATGGGAGGGTGGCCCTTGCCATCCCACTCCACGACATCGCCGACCTTGATGCGCCGGTCGATGAAGCCCGCGATGGTTGCGCGGTACTTCATCACTCAGGCTCAGGTGATGCTGAAGCCGGACGCGTAGCTGCGGTATGCCTGGGCGTCCTTCACGAGGAAGGCGTCGAAGGCACCGGCAGTCAGCGGACCCGAGGCCACGGTGTAGCGAACGCCGAGGTAGCGTTCATACGAGCCGGCCGGCAGCTTCACGTTTGCCAGCACGGTGCCCGCGGTGGCAAAGCCAGCGAAGGCGATCGCGCCGGTCGAGAAGTGCACGGTGGCCGAGGTCGCCAGGTTTTCCGTGCTGTCCGACTCCAGCGTCACCGTCAGGGTGGCGTCGGAGCTGGTGTCGGTGGCCGTGGTGTTCGTGATCACCACCAGGTAGACGTCCTCACCCGTGCCGATGTCGCGCGTGGTGTTCGTGCCCACCGAGTTGCCCAGCGGGTAGAGGTCAACCACGTTGGTGCTGATCGCGGTGCTGGTGACAGCCTGCGCGTCGGAAAATTCCAGGTACTTGTCGAGAATCATGGCTTCACTCCTGTGTGGATAGGTTTCGTTCCGCCGATCAGGAGATCTGCGTCTCGTTGTTCAGGATCGAGTCAACGCGGCGGATGGGGATGCCCATGAACGCCAGGTTGCCGCGAACCGGGTTGCCGAACTGGTCCAGACCCTGCTCGATGCTCAGGGCGTTGGCCGACTTCTGCAGGGCCATCACGCGCAGCAGCGAGAACACCGTGCGGTTCATGTAGAACACCGGGCGGCACATGCCGAACGACGGGATGCGGTCCATCGCGCGGCTCATCAGCTTGATCAGCTCGGTCGAGGCCGACGCCGCCTGCGTGTCCGACTGCGCGGCCAAGTGCGCCGTGTTGATGTTGGCGATGCGGGTCACATAGCGCCAGTCGCGCAGGGCCAGGCCGCATTTCCACTGGTAGTGGTCCTGGTACGCGCGGTACTTGCCGCCCGCGGCGTCGGTCACGGTGTCCAAGCCGAGGTCAACGTGCTGCAGGCCCGAGGTCGAACCCTTGGGGTAGATGCCATGCACGGTGTTGTCGCCCCAGCCCACCAGCCACACCGAGGTCAGGGTGGCCGCGCCGCCCGCGCTCAGGATGTTCTGGCCGTTGGTCGCGCCGCTGATCGTGCTGTAGCGCGGGGCCAGGCCGGTGAAGGCTTCCGGCTCGGTGCCGCTGTTGCCGTAGATCAGGGTCGAGGACAGCTCCTGGTTCATGGCTTCCAGGAAGGCCATGTTTTCGGACAGGCGGAACTCGGGGGTGTTGCCGTTCAGCTCGGCGAGGTCTTTGTCCACCTGGCCGAAGGCTTCCAGCATGCCGCAGGCGTCATCGACCTGCACCGTGGTGGACTTGGACTGCGGCACGCCGTAGTTCAGTTTGCGCCATGCCACATCGGGCAGGCCGGTGCGAACCGTGGTGCGGTGGCCGGTGGGCAGGTTGCCTTCCATCCAGAGCATGTCGTCCAGGATCGGGTTCGACTGGTTCAGCAGCTCGATGATGGTGGCGATTCGGTCGTCGGGATCGCGGCGCTTGGCCCAATCCGAGAGCGTCAGCGCGTTGGTGGCAAGGGTGGACATTGATTACCTCCGGTATGAAATGCCTGTGGGCGGAAATTCGCGTGATGTTGTTTCCGCACCACGCTGGCCGGCAGTGTATGCGGCGTGGTGAGAAAACGACAATGCTGTCAACGCATTATTTTTTCAGGTGCGTTTTACGCAATGCGGATGACCATCAACCCGGTCGCCGTCACCTTGGTCTGGTACTGCTCACAGTGGCGCGTTGCGCGCCGGCAAACCGCCTGGCGCACCATGTCGGCAGAGCGCACGTGCGGCGGCACCACGAAGTAATCCAGCGCCTGCAGCGCTCCCCACGGGTAGCCTGCCCGAACCCGCCCATAGCGCATGGCCGACAGCATCGGAACGCGTCGGCCAAGCTGCTCGGGCAGGTTTTTCGGGTTCGGCATCTTGGTCAGGACCCGCCGTACAGAATCTGCGCGGCCGACTTGCGCGGGGCGTCGTTGTTCGCCCCCAGGCCCACCGCGTCGCCCTCGCCCAAACCCTTGCCGACCGAGTGCAGGAACTGGATGGTGCCTTTGTAGCCCAGCACGCCCTCGATGGCTGCGATCACGTCGCCGGCCTTTTCGCCTGGCACGAACTGCTTCACCGCCTGCTTTGCGAAATGCATGTTCGCGTCGTGCTGCTGGCCCCACTCGTTGCGCAGCGCCTCGGCCTCGGCAGTGTTCTGTGCGTGCGCGGCCTGCAGGCGCTGCGTCTCGGCGGCGGCGGCGGCCTGCTGCTGGCTCGCCACGAAAGCGTTCCAGTCGGTCGCCAGCCCCTTGGCTTGCTCGGCGCTCAGGCCGTGCTTGTGCAGCAGTGGCGCCATCTGCTTGGCGAACGTGCCGTCGTCGCCCTCGGGCACTGGCAGCTCATAGGCGTCGGGCGTCTCGGGCCGGCCGATCTGGTTGTAGAACGCCGCCCATTCCTCGGGGCTGGCGTCCTTGCCGGGCATCTTCAGCGCGGGCGGTTCGGCGTCTGTCGCTGGGGCTTCGGCTGGCGCAGCAGCAGGATCGACAGCGGGCGCATCGGTCAGCGCCGACGCGGCGGTCAGGGGTGCAGCAGGCGCCGGCGCTGCGGCCGAGGTGGTCGTGGCTGCTGGTGCGGCGGGTGCCGCTGCGGTGGCTTCACTCATCGGTCTGCTCCTTCATGCGTTGCAGGGTTTCATCGGAAAGGTTCAGGGTCTGCGTGATCCGCAGAAACACCTCGCGCCGGCCTTCGGCCACAGCGGTGGCGTGCGTGTCGATGCGCCCATCTTTGGCTACCACCACGCAGGACACATCGGCCCGGCAGAACTCGCGCAGGTCGTTCAGCACCTGGCGCACGTCGTCGGGCCGGGTGCTGCCCTTGTGGAACACCTCGCGGTAGGCGCGGCGCAGGTTCCAGAATTTCGTGAACAGGCTCATGGCTGGGTCGGGTTCGATCGGTCAGTGCAGCACGCGGTTGTTCATCTGCTCGTTCAGCTTCAGCACCAGGTCGGCAGTCGCCTCGTCCTCGGTGTCGCCGCGGCCAACCAGTTCGGGGGCGGCATCGCAGACGGCGGCCCATCCGAGCGCGTCGGCCATTTGTGCGATGTCGGCCTCGACCAACACCACGGCGCTCATATGGATTCGCTCATGCTGGCATGATGTTTGGCAGAGCCTGGGCCGGCTCCGCTCCCGCCAGGGCTTGCGCCTGCGCGATGTCCTTCGCCGCGCTGGCCGCGACGGGCGCCGCCTGCAGGATCTGCTGCAGCTCGGCCTGCTGCTCCAGCCCCGCGTCGATGCCTTCCATTTCCTCGTCCGAGTACAGCAGCTTCGCCGGCATGCCGTTCAGGCGGGCCAGCTCTTTCGCCGCCGCGTCCATGTTGAACCGCTTGAACACCTGCGGCCCGGCCACCTGGGCGATCGGCGCCAACTGCTCAAACGTGCGCAGGATGGCGACGCCGCCCTCGGCCTCACGGGCGCGCGACAGCGGGCTTTCGAACTCGATCTCGTACATTCCGCCGCGCTCTCGCAACTGCTCGGGCATCTCTGGCAACTGACCGGCCGCGGCCATGATGTCCAGCTCGCGGTACAGCATGTTTGACAGGAACTCAGACTCGATGCGCGCGCCGGTCGGGCCGATGAGCTGGCCCTTTTCCTGGGCACGCAGCATGGCTTCGGTCGCCGTGATGTTCGGCTTGTCCACCAGGATCTGGAACAGGGTCTGCAGCAGCGCGTCGTTGATGACCATGCGCTTCTGATCCATCATCTCCAGCCCGATGTTCACGTTCGCGCCGATGTTCAGCGGCTGGATCATCTGCCGGCCGCTGTCGTCCACTCCGCCGTAGTTCACCGCGGCAGGGGTCAGCCGGATCGCGTCGAGGATGCCATCACGATGCGCCAGCAGCGGCGGCAGCACGGACAGTTGCGCGGCCTGGATGGTCGTGCGGTTCATCTCGTTGAGCATCTTCACGTCCGGCAGGATCGTCATGCATGGGCTGCGCCCGTACACCTCGCCCGGGTTCAGGTCGTAGCGGCCAACCGCATACGGGAACGCGCGGAAACCAGATTCCTCCAGCAGCTCGCGCGTCTCCACGTGGATGTAGTAGGACACGAACGGCATGCCGCGGTAGTCGCGCTTCGTGACATCGGCGTCGGCGCGGGGCTTCACCACATGCAGGAACGTGAACTCCTGCTCGGGCCGGTTCTCGGCCGCGTTGCGGATCACTGCCGGGCACTTCTTGCCCCACTTCTGGAACGCGGCGCGCGCCGTCCATGGGAACTCGCGGTGCACCAGGTCCACCACGCCGAACTGGTTCTCGGCGAAGAAAAGCTGCTTCATCGGCACGGCGCGGTAGAACAGGCCACGGCCAGGGTTCTCGCCGATATACATGCCCATGCTGCCGAACTTGCCCGACGTGTAGTAGCAGCCCTGCACCTCGGTGTCGAAGTTAGCCGCGTAGCGCGCCGAGAACAGCCGGTTCGTCACCTCGTCCAGGTAGCGCGTGACTTCGGTGTCGTCCTTCATGCCCTCGTCCACCGACTTCAGCTTATGCCACTGCTGATTGCGCGGCGTGACCAGCGAGTGGATCGCGGCCTTGAATCGGTCCAGCGCCAGGCCGGGCGTCGCGTCGAACACGCGCTCGTTGCGCTGGCGCCCTTTCGTGCGGTTCGGGTTCTTCTCCTGGAACTGGATGTCGGTCGGGCTGATCCGGTCCTCGATGTCCTGCCACACCGCCTCAAAAGTCGCGCGCTGGTTTACCAGCCGCGAGTGCATCTGCAGGCAGTGGTCGGCGCGCGAGTCAGCCATGCCACCCCCCCTTCAGGAATGCTTCGACCTTCTTTGCGTCGGCGATGACGTCGGCCATGGATTGATCAACACTGGTCCCACGGTCAAAGAACAGCGCGGCGTTGAGCGCGTCGAGCCGGATGCTGTAAGGCCCCGGCAGAGATTCCTCGGCGTCGCGCAGGATGGCGACAGCCTCCTGCTGGTCCGTCAGAAACTTGGCGAGGCGAGATTCAGCCATCAGCGCCTCACTGCCCCAACAGGGTCTTGGACGCCACCGAGCCGGCCGTGCTGCCCACATCGGCGGCGCCGGTCACGGTGGCCGATGTGCCACGGCGGCGGCGCATGATGTCGGCCGCCGATCGGTCAACGATCTCTTGCTGCACAACGGGCATCTTCACCTCGACAGGCGTCGGTGTCGGCGCCTGCTGCACCTTCGGTTTCGAGAACAATCCGCCCATGTGTCGGCTCCTAGAAAATCGCGTATTCGGTCACGGCGCGCTGTGGTGTATCCACCACATCTCGCGCTGGCACCGCGAATGTTAACGCCAAACTGTCGCCGCGGTCGGGGGATTTTATGCCCCGCTTCTTGGCGTCGTCCTTGGATTCCATCAGCAATTCGCCGCCACGGAACTCGTACTGCAGAGCCGTCAGGTCAGTCGCCAGCTCGGGGTCGTTCGGCAGCGCCGCCCCGTTTTTCAGGTACTCGCGCATGTCGCGCCACATCCGGGCGCGCAGGTTGTAGTTCTGCCCATCGGACAGCCGCAGGCTGGAATTCACATCCACCACGATGCGCTTGTAGTCCCGGCGCAGGATGTCGGCCACGCCAGCGCCGATGCCGATGGTGTCCACCGCGATCTGGCTGGGCTTGCCGCCCCAGTCCTCGATAGCGCGCTTGACGCGGCCGGCCACGTCCACCACATCGGCCTGGCCGAACACGATCTGCGGATAGACCACCCTGCCCTTGCGGAACGTGATGCAAGATTTGTCGTTGCCGAACCGCGCCACGTCCACGCCGACCATCAACGGTCCGATGGCCTCCACGTCGGCTGGGCCGCGCCGCATGGCGGCCAGCACCATCGGGCCGTCGATCCACGCGTTCGACACCGATGCGGTGTAATCGCGGTCGATTTCCTGGGCGATGATCACCGGGTCCAGCGTGGCGCACTGGCGCCGATACCAAGCCTCGTCCTTGCGCGGGTCGTCCTTCCAGTCGAACACGAACACCGGGATGCGCCCGCCGTGGCGCTTGCGGTAGAACGGATTGCCGGCGCCGTTCGGCGTGGACACATCGCCCTTGCAGTTCGATGTCTGGGACAGCGCCGCGTCGATGGCGTCAGGCCGCTCGTAGAACGCCGACTCGTCCTTGAAGTAGATCGACGTGCGGTTGCCGCGGCCGATGTTGTCGCCCGACTCGCCCACGATCGTGCTGCCGTTCTCGGGGTTCAGGATGCGCATGGACGGCGCGTGAACGCGGGAGTCGTAACCGGCTGGCCGGAACTCAGCCGGCAGCAGGTTGATCGTCTCGCGGATTTTCCAGAACAGCGACTTGGGGTCGCCGAGCTTGTCCACGTATTCTTCCTTGCGCGACCCGAAGCCGATCACGGTGCCCGGGTAGAACAGCCACATCCAGGTGGCGATCGCCACGCACAGCCAGCTCACCCCCATGTCGCGCGACTTCTCGCACAGCCAGTCCTCGCGGGCACGCCAGCGCGCCACCACAAACTCCACGAACTCGGCCTGCTTGGGGAACAGGATGAACGGCGTCACCGCCTCGATGCCGCGCTCCACGTTTCGCGGGTCGAACGTGCACATCCAATCCGTGATGAACTCGACCGGATGGTCAGTGTAGAAGGATTTCAGCCCAGGCAGGATGCCAGGATCGGCGCGCAGGCGCTTCAGGCGCTCGATGCGGGCCTCCCACACCGGCTTGTAGTCCGGCGCGCGCCAGTCCAGCGTGATCGCGCTCATTGCCCGATCAGCCTTTTGTACGCCTCGGCCGCGTCTAGGGTGACGTTCTGCTGCACAGGCGGCAGGTCGTCGGCGCCGCCCATCGCCAGCTTGTCGCCCCACTTTTTCGGGTTCCAGCACTTGAGCAACTTCAGACGGATCTCGGCTCGGTTTTTCGCCCAGGTCACGCTGGCGCTGTCGTAGCTGCTTCCGAACTGCGTCACGTTGAGCGACGGTTCCTCGTCCACGATCCGCATCACATCGACAGCGATCATTTCCTCGCCGGCTTCGCGCGCGCGCGCGACCCTTTCGGCGAGTGAAGGATCAGCCGAACACCAGTCGTACCAGGTCGTCAGGCCGAGTTTGATGTCGCGGCAGACAGCGGCCAGCGGTTCGCCGTTCGACACGCGCTCGATGATTGCCTCGATCATGGCTTTGCGCTTGTCCACAGGATGCCCACGGTTAGCCACGCTTCCCCCACCGACGATTTGCACGGTCAACGGCCTCGATGGTCATCCACCACAGGAGCAGGCCAGCGGCGGTTGATGCGAGGAACAAAAGGGCGTCGAGAAATTCACGCATGCTGCGAATCCTACAGAGGTTGTGTGGTTTTCGCAACAATGCCGACAGCGGCTCGGCTTTCTGGTGTTCCGAAGTAAACGTGTGTCGCCATGTGGTCCGCTCGGTTTTCGCGGCAGTAGCGGTTTTCCAGGTCGGAGCGAACCCACAGCAACGCACTGCGCAGTTTTTCAGCACGCTTGCGCTCGCGCGAATTTGGTCCATAGGCCTGCGATAAACGCAACATCAGTGCCACGATCTGCCTATCCATCGCCAACAGCTCCGTGCCGACCGCGATGTGCTCATCTTTCGAAAATCTCATGTTCCTTCCCATGCTCGCCTTTCTTGGGTTTAGGGACGCTAGGGGCACTAGGGACCCCACTTTCCTATGTGCGGAAAATTTTTATACGTGTGTTGCGTTTTTCTCTATTCACTCTTTTTTCTATACACCTACTATTAAGTGTCCTAAGTGTCCCTAGGTGTCCTTTATCTATATAAATCAACAACTTATATCAGGGACGGTTTAGGGACACCTAGGGTCAGTTGTCCCAATCTTTGCTCCTCCACGGCGGCGCTACGTAGAGTTGGCGCACGCCATTGACCTTTCGCCCGGTCTTTCCGTTGAGTTCTCGGATAACGTGGGCGGCCCTGGTGGCCTCGCCCTGCGAAGGAGTGTCCCTGCCGAGCATCCTCAAAACCTGTGTGGCGGACAGCCATTGCCATTCAAATTTATCAGCTTTCCAGTTCAAGCCGGACCCAATCAATTCTGCAATTGGGTCGATCACTTCAAAGTCTTTGTTGTGCTGATTGAGGTCGTCCACCTCGTCGGCGGTCAAGTACCAGTTCTCACCAGACTGCCAAATTTGATGCGCTTGCGCCCAGCACTGCTGCATGTCGATGTCGTGGCTGTGGTCGAGGCTTTCGCACTCAATCGTCCAATAACGCCGGTTTCCGGTGGGGTCGTGCAGGAACTCGCGCGGGTTCACGCTGGCAAAAAACACGGTTCGCCTGGCGTACTCGGACTCTTTTTTAGCAAATGCGCGCCTCAGAATGTCCCTGTCTTTTGTGAGGAAAGACTTCAAGGCGGCGATGTCCGACTTGCGAAACGTCGCATCCAGCTCACCAAGTTCCACCAGCCAGTTCGACACACACTGCTTTACGCTGTCGCGGTCGTCTGGGCGCAGGATCACGCCGTCCTGCAGCACGCGCAGGTCGGACGGCACCAGCGACTTGAACCACTTCGTTTTGCCGATGTACTGGTCGCCCTGGAACACCAGCACGCCAGCCGCAGACACGCCTTCAGGCCGGAACACTGCTGCGACGGCCGACAGCATCCAGCGGCGGATGAACATGGTTTTCATCTCCATGACCTTCGGGTTTCTGTCCTGGTCACAGGCGCGCACGGTGTTGATCAGTTGGGCCAAGCGGTCAGTGCCATCCCACGGTTTGGATGTGATCCAGTTCGCCACCGGGTTGTAGAGATTCTGGTCCGCCATGTAGGTCAGGAAGTCGCCGATGTGTGTGACCGGCATGCGGAATTTGGACGCCTCGGAGATCATCCAGGCGAAGCTGGCGTTGAGCTTGTTATCCACACTGAACGTCGCGCCTGGGATTAGGATTTCTTCTTCTTTGCTGATCACGTTGTACCGAACCGTGACGTTCAGGCGCCGGCAGATTTCGGCCACGTTCTCAATGGTGGACAAGGGTTTTCCTTTGTCCGTCACGTTCGGCAACCATTGGTAGTAGTCCACCAGGCCGTCATGCACTTGAACATCCGACCCGCCCCCCGGCAGAATTACCGAAGGGGCGGGTTCATGGACGGCGCCGCCCGATGGGAAAGGAGAACCATCTGCGTCGCTGCCGGCGTGTTCGCCGCCGTGGATGCGGCTGGGTCACTGGCCGGCTTGACCCATTCCTGCGTCGCGGCAGGGGTGCGTTGGGGTGCACCAGGCCCGGAATGGTCGAGGGCCGAGGCTGCTGGCCCCGGGTTGATGCGGCCGGCCAGGACCCCGGCTTTGTGACGCCCCTCGTTATCTGTGTCGTCGCCCGCAGGCGCCATCGGATCATCGAAGCATACCCTCACCGCGTCCAGCCCTTCGGCGCAGTGCAAGTCGTTGAAATCCGTGCCGTCGCCGCGATCACCGGCCCACATCGGCACCGCATAGGTCGCTCCGATCGCGCGCGCCGCCTCGATGGCAGCAGTCACGCCGGGGTTACCGTCCGTCCTGAAATCGTCGTCGGCCGCGATGTGGACCAGCGCATCGGGCATTGCCGCGCGGATTTTCTTCGCCACCGCGGTGAGGTTTCCCGCCGAGAACGCGACCACGACACACCAGCCGGTCGCCAGGTGGATCGACACCCCCGTGGCCCAGCCCTCGCAGATCACCACGGGGCCGGTGCGCGCTGCTTTGCCAAGCACGGTGTATGCCCCGCCAGCCGGCGTGCCGGTCAGGAATTTCCTGCTGCCGTCGAGCTGGATGACCTGCAAGCCGACCAGCGCGCCCGGGCCGTGGCGCATGGGGATTAACAGTTGATCGCGCAGGCGGCGCGCGCCGATGGCTGGTATTTGTTTGCGCGTGGTGTACGGGTGCGCCTGGTCGTCGGGGTCGTGCGCGACGCCCCACATGTGCAGGGCTTTGCTGGCGGCTTCGGCGCGGGCGTTCTGCTGCTCCAGCTCGCGCTGCTGGCGGGCTTCTTCCATCCGGTCGCGCCACGCTTTGCGCTCCGCTGGCGTGAACTCGCGCTCAGACTTCGATGACCATGTGGCATCCACGCTGGAGCGGTTGCAGCCGAACCTGCCGGCCGGGCGCTCATCGTCGTGGAAGATGTACCAGCCTGCGTCGTCTCTGGCCTTGCCGTTGGTGCTGAACCGGTGGATTTTCCCGTCGCCGACGATGTGGTCAGGGGGCGTCAGTCCTGACGCTGCGATTGCCTCGCGGAATTGTTCTGATGCGTTCATACCTGGTCATGAAGCTGGCGAGAAAGGTGGGGCGGGCCTCGCCAGGGTCAGCCCTTGTCATCCGGGGATCAGCCGGATCAAGCCCCGAAAGGATTGTGCACGATTCTGGCGCCGTGGTGCGAAAATCTCAACGCGAATTTTAAGTGTGTGGCGCCGCTGAGACGGTTGACCGTGATCCCGGTTCGCCAGCAACCAGGTCGCCCGCAACCAGCGCCACCGCCTCATCCACCGACCTCGCCACACCTGCGATCGCGCCCCGCGCGCGCATGGCGTCAATGAACCGCTGCTGCTCGGGCCGCACGCGCCCGGTCGGGGTTTTCACCTCAATATAAAAAGCGCGCGCATCGCCCGCTCTGTGCCCGGCCAGATCGGAGAACCCGACAGGCAGGCCGGTGTCGAACCAGCGGCCATCGGCCATCTGGAACCGCCCGACGTTCACGCGCACGACGAAATGGCCGGCCGCCGAAAGGGCCAGCATGATGGCGCGCATCAGGTCTGCCTCGCGCATACGCTCAGGCAGGGCGCCCCACAGACCACACCGCTTTCACCAGATCACCCAGCGCCAGCCCTGCAGCCTCGCCCCGCTTGCGCGACACGCCGGCCAGGTACTCTCGGCGCTGCTCTTTCGACGACATGGCGAGGATGTGGCGGGCTTCGCACTCAGCGCGGTACGCCTCACAGAAATTGCACACGACCACGCCGTTGATCAGCGTGACGACCGGGCCGGTTTCCAGCCGGTTGCAGCCGAGGCAACCGTGATCGGGTAGCGCCGCGGTCACGGCATACCCCACAGCATCCGGCCAGCGGCCAGGCCGGTGATCAGCCAGAACAGGCCGTACAGGACCAGGATGCCGGCCATTGTCAGCGCTTCGTCGCTCATATCGCTACTCCGTTTTGGATTTCGCATCAGTGTCCGCAGTAGCCGCTGCTGCACTGGTTGAAAAGCTGCTCCTGGCGGTCGTCATATTTACCGCGATCGGCATAGGCCCACGCGATCACACGGCGAATTCCTTTGGCGCCTCCGTGGCGCTTCGGCCGGAACATCGTCTTGCCAACCCTGGACTCCAGATCCTCCACGCGCTGGATGTCCTCCTCACTCAGGCGGCGCATGTCATCGCGGTTGGCGTTGACGCATGGAGTGCATTCCTTGCTGCGGTGAGGCAGAACGTCAAACCCTGCGCGCCCAATGAGTTCATCGCGCTCGGCTTTGGTGTGCAGATACAGCGGGTGCCAGACGCGCCGCCCACCGTGGTAGACGCTGGACTCAATGAACTCAGGTGTGTCGGCGCGCTCATGGCTTTCCTCTCTGCGCTTGCCGATCAGAATGGTCGCTTTGTTCTCCGGGTCGGCGTCATCGATCCAGGTTAGGAACGGCAGTCCCTTCAATATCCCGCTGCACCACTGATGCCTCTGGTTTGGAAAACCTTTTTTCTTGGTGACCAGCTCCTCGAATGTGACTTCCGACTTCAGGTGCACCACAGCGAACCCAAGCGACTTGACCCAAGGCTCCAGCCGGTCCACGCGATCAAGCCAGCCGGGAGCCGCCCACCCTGTATCCACGAACACGACATGCACGTTTGACAGGCTCCGCTCATGCGCCCACTGAATCATCGCCACGCTGTCGTTGCCGTAGCTGCTGCTGATCGCGAACATCGGCTCGCTCACTGGATCGCTCATGCTCTCGCCCTCTGTTGTTCCTTCGCCGCGCGGGCGCGCAGCACATGCCTCGCCCACAGTTCTGGTCGCTTCATTCCGCGCGCGCGGCCGACCGCAACCAGGTCCGCCTCGCTCTGCGCCCTCCCCTGCTCAACCCGGCGCTGCATCACCGCCGCGCGCGGGTCGATTTCCTGCAGCTCACCCTCGACGTGCTCGACTTCGCGTCGCTGTACCGGGAACTCCCATCCGCACATGCAATGTGTGGCGGCAGACGCCACCGTGGCGAAACACGCCCCGCAGGTTTTCACGGGCACCTCGGATTTCTGCGCGCCCTTGCGGCGCTCGCTGCCATCGAGGGTCCAGGTGCGTTCCTGGTCGGGCATGCCGTGGCGCTGCACGTTGCCCGCGTGGTCGAGGATGATCG